AATCTTTCCTAACCGCCATCCTGACTTGTCTTTATCTGATAGAGAGATATGGTACAAAGCAGGGCAACGGTATGTTGTTGATTACCTGATTGAACAACAGGCAAGACAAAAAGAAACCATGCTTACTGAATCAGTACTGGAGAATTAGTTATGTGCATCTTTAGTCCACCTTCCCCACCACCTTTACCAAAGCCAAGGCCAACTGCACCTATGCCAGAGAAGACAGCTAAAGCTCCAGTTGTTGGCAGCAGAAGAAAAACTTCAACAAAGACTGGTCGTGGTAGAACAGCTTTCAGAAGACTTGGTACAAGTTCTTTACGCATACCTCTTAACAGGAATATGAGTAACAGCGATTTAAATTACTAATATGGAATACTCTGCACAAGGTAATACAGCAGCAGGTAGATATGAATCACTTGTTGGTGACAGGTCTACTTTTGATAGAGAAGCAAAGGAATCTTCTAAATTAACAATACCTAGTCTTATACCAGAAAGTGCTACTGGTACAAAAGCAAGAATTAAAACTCCCTTTCAAGCTGTAGGTGCAAGAGGTGTTAACAGTTTAAGTAATAAATTCCTGATGACTTTACTACCACCAGGAACACCATTCTTTAAACTTACAATAGATAGTTTAGAACTCTTAAAAGAAGGACAGGAAGGATTAGAAAGTGAAATAGATAAAGGATTACGCACTGTAGAAAATGCTTTGATGAATGAGATTGAGGTATCAAATGACAGAGTTGCTATGTTTGAAGCACTTAAACATTTGGTTGTCTCAGGTAATGTTCTTTTATATTTAACTGATAAAGGATTAAAGGTATATCCACTTTCTAAGTTTGTATGCAAGAGAGATGAAGTGGGTAATGTATTAGAGATACTTACAAAAGAAACTGTACACCCTCAAGCCTTACCATCAGATTTCTTAGAACAGATAAAGAAGAAAGAAAATTATGATGATGACATGACGCAGAATGATCTTGATATTTATACACATGTCAAGAGAATGAATGATGACTTCATGTGGTATCAGGAATGTAGAGGAGAAAAGATACCTGGAACTGATGGCAGATCAAAGGTAGATGTATCACCTTGGATATTACTAAGATTTATTCGTATAGATGGTGAAGACTACGGTAGAGGTTATGTAGAAGAATATCGTGGTGATCTCATTACATTGGAATCTTTAATGCAGGCAATAATAGAAGGTGCTGCAGCCAGTGCAAAAGTTTTATTTCTTGTAAATCCTAATGGTGTTACTCGTGCAAGCACATTAGCAAAAGCTCCCAATGGTGCAATTAGAGAAGGATCTGCTACTGATATATCTGTTATGCAGGTAGGTAAGGGTGGTGATTTCAATGTTTCATTCTCTGCTATACAACGAATCGAATCAAGGTTAGAATATGCTTTCCTTATGGCTAGATCTGTTCAGAGAGATGCCGAAAGAGTGACAGCAGCAGAAGTAACTCTTATGGCACAGGAACTGGAGAATAGTTTAGGTGGCATATATTCAATACTTACTCAGGAATTTCAATTACCTTATCTAAAACGTAGGATGCACATGCTTGTTAGATCAGGTAAAGTTCCAAAACTTCCAGATAAAATTGTAAGACCTAAGATCGTTACAGGTTTACAAGGTCTTGGTAGAGGTAATGATAGGAATAAACTGATTGAATTTATTGGTACTGTCTCACAGGCATTAGGTCCAGATGTAATGAGACAATATGTAAATGTAGATGAAGCAGTAAAACGTCTTGCCACAAGCATAGGAATTGATACTGCTAATCTTGTTAAATCACAGGAGCAGATACAAGCTGAAGCACAGGCTGCTCAACAGCAGCAGCTTATACAAAGCCTTGGACCTGCTGCTCTTGGATCACCATTACTTGATCCTAAAAATAATGCACAGGCACAACAACTAACGGAGGAATCTAATGCCAACCAAGAAACCACAAACTGAGAAAACAGATACAGCTAAAGCTGTTGTGTCTGAACTAGGCGTGAATGAAGAAAATCCAGTGCCAGAAAAGAAAGGAGATGTTAAAACTAAAAATGGTAATACAATTACTTATAACTAAATAAATTTTATGACTTCATCCCAGGTAAACATTTCAGAGACACCACCTATGTCTGCTGAAGACTTGCAAACTCTTGCTAAGAATGAGACTGATGATAATGGTTTGATATTAGGAAAGTTTAAAAGTGTTGAAGACTTAGCTGCCAGCTATAAAGAACTGGAAGGTAAGCTTGGTACTGTTACAGAAGAAGACCAACCACAGACAGAAGAAGAAGAAACAGAAACAACTGAATCTGATTTCAATGCAGAAGAATACTATGGTGATGGTCTTGCTTCAGTATTGGAAGAGGTAGGTATAGATCCACAAGAGATCTCACAAAGGTTTACAGAATCAGGAGAGATCGGTGAAGATGATTACAGCAAATTAGGAGAAGCAGGGTTTTCTAGACAGGTAATAGATACATACCTGCAAGGATTAAATGGTGGTAATCAGGGAGATCCCACAGAGATAGCTACACAACAGATACAAGGTATAAAAGATTCTATTGGTGGGGAAGATAACTACAGCAAGATGGTAAGCTGGGCTTTGGAAAACTTACCAGCAGAAGATCAGCAGGCATTTAATCAAATTACAGAAACTGCTGATGCACCTATAATAAAAATGGCCGTTCAAGGTCTTTATTCTCAATACACAAATGCTATGGGTGTTGAACCTAATTTAGTTTCTGGTCGTACTGCATCAAGTGGACCTACACCATTTAGATCTACATCTGAAGTGGTAGCTGCCATGTCAGACAAGAGGTATGGTAAAGATGTTACATATACAGAAAGTGTGCAGGCACGCTTGGCTGGCAGTGACGTATTCTCAGGTCGTTAATTATGGCTAACACACCTACAAACCCAAAGCTTTATGCAAGGGTAAAGTCAGAAGCAAAACAGAAGTTTAAAGTTTATCCTTCTGCCTATGCTAATGCGTGGTTGGTCAGGACATATAAAAAACGTGGAGGAGGTTATCGTAAAACTTAATTATGCCTTATTCAAAGAAACAAATGAAGATCGCTAGGGTTGCAGAACCTAGAGATAAAATTACAAGAGAAGATCTTAT